GACTGGTGCTCAACAGTCTGCCGCTAGCCAGATCGGTATTGCTCAGACTCCGCAAGACCTTATTAGCAAATATGCGTCTGTTGTGTTTGGTACGCCTCAAGGCAATACCACTCCCAACTTCCAAGGCACTCAAGGCACCACTGGTCAAAGCTCTGGCAAGGGCTATGGCTTTAGCGCAGGTCGGCGTTGAAAGGCTAAACCATGCGGCAATACGGCGGTTTTAAATTTGCTCCCCCGCGGCGTTTTAGCGATTGGACGCGATACGCTGGGTTTGATCGGACCACAGGCATGGTGCCTGGGGGTGTGGCGCCTTCTGTTGGCATGATGCCAGTCGCTCCCGCGAGCGCCGACAACCGCACGCTGCAACAACAAGTGACGGATGCGGGCACTGCCATTCAACAAGCGACGCAAGGCAATTTTTCGCAAGCCTACAACACGATGTTGGGACAAGCTCCTGCCAAGCCGGTTGTCCAGACTCCGCCTATTGTGCCGCAGCAACCACAACCCGAAGCTGCAGATCCCAATGTATTTGACTATCTGTCTGGCTTGGGCCGCTAAGAGCGAGGATATATGGCAGAAACTACCGTCTTTAATGAACGTGCAGTGGTCCCGGATCGTGCGCGTTACGATGATCGTTTTAACAATATGTTGGCGGATGTATCTACCGCCACCAGTGACCCGCAAAGTCGTGTGCGTTTGGCAGACGCTATCTCGGCGCAAAACAAAGACGCTGAAGTCTATCGTCCGAACCAGCAGCCGCAATGGGGCAAGGTTCTTATCAACGTTTTGTCGGGCGACTATAACGAAGCCTACAAATGGTACAACGGTGGCGGCGTTAAAGAAGTTGAAGCACGCGACCTGAACAACAACGTGTTCTTCAAAGAAGAAAACGAGCTCGGCGCTACTGGTCGTTATAAAGATCGTACTGGTCGTTTGCTTGGCAACAAAGAAATTGAAGAACTCAATGCCCGCGGTGGTGTCATTACTAAAAATGACCAGACCGTGCTGCAAACTGCTCCGTGGGTCAATGGCAAGTACAACGCTACCCTGGCTAACCAAAACCTGACCAGCCAGTTGCAGCGTGCTACTAACGATGCCTATAACTCTGCGCGAGTTGCTGGCGGCGCTAACCAAAATCTGGATGAGCAGCTCAAGATTGCCTCCAGCATGCGTGGTGTGCTGGACCACATTTCTGGCTTGCCAGCAGATCGTCGGCAAAAACTGCTGGGCTATATCAATCGCTTGAACCAAATTGGCTCTAGCGCTGGTACTACTGCTGAACGTCGAATTGGCACCAATGTGGGTGCTGGTGCTTCCCAGACGTTAAGCGGCAACGTGGGTGTTGGCCTGGGCGGTGGTGCTGGTGCTGGCATGGGCGGTGGTGGTGCCGGTGGTGTGGCGCCTCGCGGTGCTGTGGATGCGGGCCTGGGTGCTTCCAATACGGGTAGCACGCAAACTGGGGCTACTGGTGGAGCGACGAACGTTGGCACCACTGGTCAAAACCAGATGCAGCAGGAGCAGCAAAACCTTGAGCGTGCTATCAATCAAGAGCTGCAAGGTGTTATTAGCGGTCCGGCTCAATTCCAACAGTTCATGCGCCTGCAAGCCCTGAACAGCTCTAACTATGCTGCTTACAGCAACATCCCCGCTAGCGTGCTGCCTCCCACCTGGAATTTGATTCCTGAAACGGATGTGTACGCAGGTGGTGCTGACCGTATGATTGCTAACCTGGTTAACCAACAACGCAACAATGCGCTGCTGGCTGCTTGGTCCAGAAAGCTGTATGAGTCGTCTAGAGAAGTTGCCAAGACCGGCAAACTGCTGGATGTTGATACGCAATCTAATGCGTTCCAAAGCTCTGAGCTGTTTAATGCCATCAACAATACTTACAAATATAAGATGGATTCGCAGCTATCCGGCAAACTGGTTAAGCCTCCGCCGGGCACCAAGATGGTTAATCGTCGCAATGAAGTTGTGACTTACGGGGAATAAAAAATGTCTAAAGATCTTGATGATTTTTTGTTTGCCCCGTCTCAAGCTACTACCCCTGCCCAAGCTGCTCCTGCAGCCCAAGCTGCTCCTGCAGCAACGGCTTCTACGCCTAAACCTGCGGCCTCTGCCACTCCTCGGGCTGTAGCTCCGGTAGCCCCGGTAGTTCGGCCTCCCTTCCGTCCTGATGCGGTCCCAATGCCCCAGGCGACTGAGATTGTTCCGCAAGTAGCGGCGGCTGCTTCTGCTGCTCAAGCTGCTGCGCCTCCTATTCAAGTCAAGTCTCCGGTCAAATCGCTCAGTGATGAGATTGTCGATAACTGGAAACCCTTGGCCATTGGTGCTGTGGGTGCTGCTGCGGCTATGGCTGCAACTGCTGCATTGCGTAACCGCTCCGTGCGTAATTCTGGTGGTACTCCTCCCTCTGGTGGTGCCAGAGTAGAGCCTGTGTTTGCTTCTCCTGAAGAGACTGCGGCAGCGGAAGCGCAAACTCGAGCAGCGGCTGAACAACGCCAGCGCCGGCTGGAAGAGTTCAATCGCCTATTTGAGGCCCGTAATACGCCTCCAGCGCCTGTCACTCCGGCTCCCGGTCCTATAGCACCTAGTGCTACACCTGCAGCCCCGGTGTCTCCTCTGGCGCGAATGGACGAAGCGATTGCGCGTATTGATCGTGTGCTAGGCGCTGCTCCTCCTGTGGCTGAAGCACCTCGTACTGCGGCTGCGGTGGCAACTGATCAGCCCGGTAGCGAATTAGCTAAAGCAGTGGTCAAGGATGAACTATCCAAGCCTGCTGGTGCTGTAGAGCCTCCTGCACGCACTGGTTCTGGCCAGCCTGCCTTCCCTGGCACTGGTCCTGCCCGTGCCCGTATGCCCAAGGGTGCGGCTTTTGAATCCCCTGCTGCTGTTCCTGCTGGCATGGCCTTTGTTCCCAATGCTCAATACTACGATTCTCTGGCTAATGCGGTGCGTAGTCGTGAAGTGGCACAAGAAATTGTCCGTGCAAAGGGCTATCCTTCCTCCGATGCCCAGGCCCGTGAGTGGGCTGCAGATGCTCTGAAGGCTGCTGGTGCTCCCACTCGGGACGCTATGCTGGCTGAGGGTAAGAAGCCTGATACCGTCAGTGGCATTTTTAAGCCTGTTGGCGCAAGCAAGAGCAAGGCTGTCAAGGTGGGTGGTGTGGCTGGTGCTTTGCTGGCCATGACTGACCTGGCTCTGGCTAGCACTCCTGAGGCCCGTGAGGCAATGGGTCGGGCAGAAGCTGCCATCAAAGATATCGGTATCTCTCCGAACATCTTCCAAAGCAAAGCCGAAGAAATGGGCAGGCTTGGCATGGGGTATGTGAATGCCGGCAACCCTGTGTATCTGCGTGAATTGAACCAACAACTGCAAACCGAAACGGACCCTGGCCGTATTGCTATTCTGATGGAGGAAATCCAGAAGGCTAGCGGCGGCGGCTTCCAGCAGCGAATGAGGTAAATATGAATGCCGAAGAACGCGCCCAATTAATTGTTGACCTAACTACCGCACTGCAAGCTGTCCCCAAAAAGGAACTGACTGAAGAGGAAATGCAGTGGGTGCGTTTGGCTATTGCTGCTGAAGCCCGCAAGATTAAGTTCCGAGATGCCGTCATTGAGAAAAGTTTGACGGGATTAGTGTGGGCTTGTGTGGTGGGTGTCGGATACGTTTTTGTCGATTTTTTACATAACCGCGGTTTAAAGTTGTAAATATGGAATGGCTTAAACAAATTGCCCCCACGATCGCCACTGCACTAGGGGGGCCATTAGCTGGCATGGCGGTCACTGCAATTTCCAAGGCTATCGGCGTTGATGAGGAAGATGTCGGTGAGCTAATCAACAACAACAAACTTACTGCCGAGCAGATTGCCAAGATCAAGATTGCGGAAATTGACCTCCAGAAGCAGGCTCAGGAGCTGGGCTTGAACTTTGAGAAGCTGGCGGTGGACGACAGGAAGAGTGCCCGTGAGATGCAGGCCACCACCCGCTCCATCGTCCCCCCGGCGCTGGCTGCAATTGTCACCGTCGGGTTCTTCGGCATCCTTGTAATGATGCTGCTTGGGCAAGTGGACTCCAATAATCCGCCTATCCTGATGATGTTGGGTTCTCTCGGCACTGCTTGGACCGGTATCATCGCGTATTATTTTGGTTCTAGCGCTGGCTCTCAGGCTAAGACCGACCTGTTATCTAAAACACCTGCGATTAAATGAAAGAAAACTTCCAAGACGCATTGGCCGCTGTACTTCATCACGAAGGAGGGTATGTCAATCACCCGTCTGATCCAGGGGGTATGACTAATTTAGGCTGTACAAAAAAGGTATGGGAAGAATGGGTAGGGCATCCGGTTGATGAAAAGGCTATGCGGGCCTTAACTCCTGCTGACGTTGCCCCCCTGTACAAAGCCAAATATTGGGATAAGGTCAAGGGCGATGATCTGCCAGATGGCGTGGACTACATTGTCTTTGACGCTGCCATCAATTCAGGGCCTGGCAGGGCTGCTAAATGGCTCCAGCAGACTGTTGGCGTAACGGCTGATGGTGCTATTGGGCCTGGCACTCTCAAGGCTGTACAGGCCATGCCGGTGCTAGAGATTGTGGATAAGTACCAGCAGACTCGATTAGAGTTTTTACAAGCCCTGTCAACATGGGCCACCTTTGGAAAAGGTTGGGGGCGGCGTGTCACGGAAGTAGAACAAGCCGCTCTTAAAATGGTGACATGAAAAACCTTCCAGACGCAGAGCAGGCGGAACAATTTGATCGGTACATAGAGTACTGGCAAACCTACTTGTCTTTGCAGAACTGGAGAATTGAGCGCGTTAAGAAGCCTGCCAAAGACGCAATGGCTTCCATTGCCTTTGATGATAGCGCCAAGCTGGCAACGTATCGGCTTGGTGATTTTGGGGGTACAGAAATCAATTCTGAATCCTTAAGCAAAACCGCTTTGCACGAAATTTTGCATGTTTTATTGCATGATTTATTGGTTGGAGCGGCGGATAACCGTGGTAACGAAGAGCAGATCGATGCTCTCGAACACTCGGTCATCAATGTATTAGAAAAGGTCTTGTATGACTGCCAAAAAACTGTCTGACACTGAGTTTCTAGAACTCTGGGAATCTTCAGGCAGCATCAATAATTTCTGCAAAATCTCTGGCATGGAGCGGCGAAATGTTTTAAAGCGCCGACGTACTTTAGAGATCAGATACAAAATTAAGCTCCCCGGTGGCAATGATAGATATGTCCATTTGCATACTGCCCACCGTCATCAAGGCCGCTACGAAGCCGGCATCCTAAATGGCACTGTGCTGGTTTTCTCAGACGCACACTTTTGGCCCGGCATCCGTACTACGGCATTTCGAGGGTTACTGTGGGCTATCAAGGAACTAAAACCCAAAGTCGTTGTCAACAATGGTGACGCATTTGACGGGGCAAGTATCAGTCGCTTTCCCAGGATCGGGTGGGACTCCAAGCCTTCGATTATTCAGGAACTCAAAGCCTGCGAAGCCTGCCTTGG